CTAAAAACTTCACTCCAAGTTTGGTTCATTTGCTTAGCGCCTTTTTCATCGCAGCACGGCTTCGCTCTGCCTTTTTAACCTGGCCTGCCCAATCTTGCGTTCCATTGGTAGCCAGCGTTGCAAAGTAGGCTCCAGTTAGCCCTGCTAGGGCTGCACCTATAACTATTGCTATTTCCATTCCTTACCCCCTTTTAGCGCCCAGGATTGGGCGTGGGCGTAAGTGTCGCATATATCACCGACATTGGAAGGGTAAAGTGTCGCGACACGCCGAACCTAGGGTTTGTAGGTACTTGACCCGATAGTCAAGTGTCTATACATTTATCTTATTGGAACAACAGGGTTCCAAATAAAGGAAGGCACCAAATGAATACAGTTAAATTACAACAAAGCAAGAACAATCAATCAGTTGGCTTATCAGGTTCTGATCATTATGTAAATGAATCTGTACAAAAAGCGCACGAATTGATTGGCATTCCTTATCAGGCGGATTACGCATTGGCACCATTTGATGCTTTAGCATTTTCAAATGTAGGAATTACATTAGTACAACTTAATACTGGCGAAGTGTTGTTTGGTCATGTAAACGATGAATCAACAATACCTTCAGATATAACTCTTAAAAAAGTTGCTAAGTTAAATGGCATTAGGTCTGCAAGATTTGTAAGGAAGGCAAACTAATGCTAACCAAAACAGAAATGCGTTCATTAGTAAAAGATATGCGCAAGCAACTTCGATGGATCGAGGATGCAATTAAAGATGGAACTCAAGAAAATATTAATGAACTATCAGTACAACTATCTGCAACCGCTTTATTACTTGAGGAGTGCAAATAATGCAACACTCTAAAAGGTATCTGCAACTTCGCAAAGTAGCCAGGATAAGTTTTTGGCTACTATCGCTGGCCTTGATTTATTTCTTGGCAACTCATATTAACTACACCGCCGACGGCTATTGCTTTAATTCAATGGATAAGTGCTACCTAAAGGAAGGTAAGTAAAATGATTTGTGAATGCGGTTTTAAATTATCTGTAAAGGCTATAACTTGCTCTAATTGTGATGAAATGTTTAATGAGGAGTTAGAAGCCTATATTGAAGCAATCGAAACTAAGGAGGCAAAATAATGAAAAACTGTGTAATGTGTGAAAAACCTAGCGCTAACTTAGTTGGTCGTTGGTATCAATACGATAATGGCGAGCAGTTTCAGTGCCTAGTTTGTCCTAAGTGCGATGTTTTACATTCCAATATGTTGGTGGCAAGGAGGTGAAACTATGGGCGCAATGAAAGCAATATTTACAGAAATGCAAATGGATATGCTTGCCTCAGCCGAGGTTCTAATTACTGCTAGCAATAGCAGCGATCCTGATGAAATGAGCAGGGCTATCTATACCAGTATGAAAGTTCTAAATCCGCATCTAAAAACACTATTAGGAGAGTAATGCCAATTAAACCGCAAAGATCAATAAGAATTGCAGATGCAATTTGGAACAAAGTTAGAACCAAGGCAGCAGCGGAGGGCAAAACCGCCTCAGAGGTTATTAATGATTATTTAAAGGATTACATCAAGTGAGAATCCTTTGGATGGTTTTAACCGTGCTGGCAGCCGTCGGCAAAGGCAGGAGAGCGTTGCCTTGGGCAATCCTAGGCTTCTTTGGGGGCTGGTTTGCCTTGGGCGTGGTTTGCCTCAGCCGCCAGCGCCCCTTGCGCCCAGTTCCGCCTTGGATGCTTAATCTGGGCTATCAGAGCCAGGCTAAGCGGGCGGTAGCGGGGATAGACACGCCGAAGGATATTTTGGGCTAGGTACTTGACTAGATAGACAAGTGTCTATACATTTATCTTATTGGGATACACCAGGTAGCCCACAAAAGGAAGGCAAGAAAATGAAATTAGTACCAACAACAGAAACAGTAAAGATTCAATGGTTTGCAGTTTTGCACGATGGTTCAAAAATGCGTAACAACAAAGGCTTCATTCACAATGCTTGGGATGTTAAATGTTCTTGCGGTTGGGAATCAAGAACTGGTGGAGCAATTAAGGCTTGCGTACAAAGAGAAGTAGAAGCCCACAAATGGGATGTACACAATTATACTTATCAATTATCTGATGCAGAGTTAGTTAAAGAATTAAATTTAGGCGCTGGTCAGGCATAATAACTAGGTGCTTGATAATCTAGTTTTTGTCGATACACTTATAGCATTGAGGAAACTCCTCAATAGAAAAAAGGAAGGTAATAAATGATAAACACAGAAATAGATAGTTATGTAGTAATGGCTCCAGGTGGTAACTACCACGATTGGGCCAGTTTAAGTAACTTAGTAAAATCAAATCAATATGCCATTATTAAATTTTCTCAATTTAATAAATGGTATGGCGTGGCACGATTTACAAATTCAAATAACAAAATAGCAATGGCGCTGCCAGCACCAGAGTTCATTGCAGATACTTATGAGGAAGCGCAAGATATTGTTAATAAATTAAATAAGAACTAAAAAACAAAAAAATCCCTACCTCCGCCGACGGCTGGCGAGGTAGGGATTTTTTATTGGGCTAGCGCTTGCGCTATGCCCTGCTCTAAGGAAATCTTGGGTTCATATATTAAATTCATAAATCTTGGATTACCGACACGATACTCAACGCCAACTGGCGCAGTTGGATTACTTTGTATTGGTGCTAAGTAACCAGCAGCAAGCATCATCATTTCCGCTAATTCAATAAAAGAGGTTGCCCTACCAGAGCAGATATTCATAACTTCAACGCCATTAATTATGGCTGCAAAAGTTGCTTGAACTACATCATCAATATGTACAAAATCTCTTACCTGATTACCAGTTCCCCAAACGGGAAAAGGATTTACTTTTTGCCTAGCCCTAGCAATAAAAGATGGGAATGGATAATCTAAAGATTGCTCACCGCTATAACCTGAAAATGGGCGAAGGATCGTTACCTTCAAACCTTCATCTCTAGCGTACTGCGCTAACATCTCACCTGTTAATTTACTCCAGCCATAAGTTTGATCAGGTGTTCTAATATGTTCTAAATTTATATCTTGCTCACTTAACCTGGCTTTAAATCTTGCTCGCTGAAGCATTATTGGATAAGCAGCAGAGGATGAGAAATAAACTATTCGCCCAGGGCGAGTTCTCAGCGCCCATTGGAAAAGGTCTGAATCAATTGCAAGGTCGGTGGCAACCGCCAAAGGGTTCCCTTCAATGGTGGCTCTGCCCCCGACTACGGCGGCCAGATGAATTACTACATCAAAATAAGTATCATCGGTTGCAAAGAATTTGCGAGCATCATTTCCTGATTTAATATCAAAGCCAACTACATCATTACTTTTCTTATCTAGCGCTTTATGAAATGCTTTACCTACAAAACCTTCATCACCTGTTATCAGGATTTTCATTTGATTTTAGAAAGCAGGCTTTGATACTGATCACTTGCGATGTAATTATCATAAGCAATTTTATCGGCTGCATAAAGTTCAGGAGCATTTACCCTGGCGTAATTTTCATCCATCGGTGCCTTGCCATTGAAAGCGTGGCAGTGTTCAATTATTACTTCAGGCATATATTTAATCTTGCCTAAATCTTGGCCTAGTTTTAGCCAAAAGTTATCAAGGTATAAATGGCGCTGAGTATCAGGCACCATTCCGCGTAACTCTTTTACAATTTGACTAGACATAGCAACGGCGGTTGGCAGGGCTGAGCCTTGGAATAAATCATTTCCGTAAACAATATCTGAGCCTGAATAAAGTTCCTCAACAAATAACTGATCCCAGTTTGCAGTTCTTGGGCGGTGATCATCTCCCATAAATGCAAAGTTATCGAACTCGCCTAGAAACTCTCTTGCTACATAATTTAAAGGATAAGCCATCCCTTTGGTTTCATTATGAATCATAATTACAGATTCAACAGGTAATTTATATGAGTATTCTTTTCTTAACTCATCACTAAAATCAACTACATAAACTCTTTTAGCCGTCGTATTTGTATCTACAAATGCTTGCTCTAAGGCAACAGCATTATCAGGTCGCCCCCTAGTTGGAATAATAACTATTAGATCACTTTCTACCATTTGCCAACTCCCCCGCTATTGCAAAATAAGCAGCGCCATCAATGTAGTTATCATCTTTATAGGCTTCCATTGATCTTGCTACTTTAATTAGTACGCAAATCATAGCGCTTTGTTCAGGTGTTACTTCGCGCTCAAGATAAGTAGATAGCAGAGCGCTAATACGATTAAAGTTAATAGCAGGCGTTCCATAATCATTTTGTCTATCAGAGTGCGTAAGCCTCTTAGCCTCATCTAAAATTTTCCCCCGATTCATAATTTACTTAGAACCTAGGCCGTATTCGCGCTCTGTTTTATCTGCCCATTTAGCAAGAGGGCCAGTTACGCCACCGATTAAAATTGCATATTGAGGAGCAAGATCAGCAGCGAGTGCAATTGCCATTGTTACGGCTGATGCTAGAACTGCTCTTGCATAAGATTTAAAAGCAGCAATTGTTTTAGGGTCTTTTAGTTTAGCGATTAATTTATTCATTTTATCCCTTAAGGGCGAACTACGCCCATTATTAGGGAGTAGGAGCGTTTTCTTAAAAACACACCATCTCCATTTGATTGGCTTCCTACATTACCACTTGAGGTATTACCTTCGATAACTTGAAGGTATTTTAACGCAGTGTTGTTAAATTTAACGATTCCAACATGATCAGGCTCGGCATCTTTATCAAACTGAAAAAATACAATATCTCCAGCCTTCGCCTGACCTATTGGAATTACCTTATTTTTCTTACTAAACCACTTAAGGCCCGCATCGCAAGAGGCAAAACCCTTCTTACTTTGTGCTGCAATATTAGATATTAAACCAGCCTCATTAAAACACCAGGAAACAAAGGTAGCGCACCAAGGTTGGTTATTTGCGCCGTACCATTTGCCAAAAATTGTTTCGTTATTAGAACCTTCTTTGTAGCCAATTTGCGCTTTGGCTATCTCAATTACTTTACTCATTTTTCCCCTATTATCTCTTAATTAACAGCCTGTAAATTTCATCAATCCTGGCTTCTAGCCGTTCAACTTGCTGGTTGATTTCATTAATTTTATCTTTTACGCTGCTGCCCCCATTGGGTTTAAGTTCAGAAAGATAACTTTTCACTAAGAATCTTACGCCTGTTACCAAAAATCCAATTAAAGTTCCAACCGCAACACAGATCGCAGCCCATTCGTTAGCGGTCATTTAGTAATTACCAACACACTCATTGTTGCAGTATCTGTTGAAGTAATGCCGTATATTGCGTTTTCGTGATTAGCAAAAACTGCTTTATCGCCATTATCCATTCTGTATCCAGTTGATGAGGTTACATTACTATCACCTAAATAAATTATGCCTGATGATGAATGAAAATGAACTTCCTCAGCCTGAGCATCTCCTGCTACTAATAAAGTTGCGGTAGTAGTAACTGTTGTTTGGCTTGAACTGATTGGCATTTCTCTCCTTTAAATAAGCCCCGAATCCTCAATAGCATCAACGGCTTCATCAATGCTTTTTGTTATATCTGGAAAATCAAATAACAGCATAATTTACAACAGGTTCACTAAAGATCGGGTTCTACCGCTAGCGAGTTGCGTATAAACTTGAGTGGTTGCAACCGATGAGTGCCTCATCAAATCTCTAACGGCAAGTAAATCACCATTTGATCGCTCAAGCATGTTTGTTGCAAAGTAATGGCGGCAGGCGTGAAAGGTTTTTTTAGGAATGCCTAAACGCTTCATTTCCTCAGAACACAATTTAGTTAATTTATTAGGAGTAACTGCCCAGATTTTTCCTGATGTTTCGTGCTTTAAAATTGTTTGCGCTACAACATCGGCTACTGGTACAGATAGATCAGTTCCACCTTTACCAGCAACTCTGAGAATGTGTCCATCATCAACTTTTTCTAAATCAACCCCACGAAGGTTTGCAACTTCCATCGCTCGAAGTCCAGCCTTGCAGCCGATAATAAACCAATCTCTCATTGGTAGATCAGCCTTACTCATAACTAGTTCAGCCTCACCTGGCGTTAATGGGTGCGGTAATCCTCTCCCCTTGCGAACTGCTGGCAGATCAAGATCAGCCATATTATCTATCACGCCCATTTTGCGCAGAGCCTTAAAGATGCTGCGAACTCTTGCTGCGTAGGTTCCTTTAGTGGAGGCTGCTTTCACGGTCATAACTAGCCGTTGCAAATCCTCAGTAGTTGCCACCTGTGGATGGATACCCAGGCGAAGTAGTAAGTTGAAATCGTTACGAAATAAAGCATCAGAGAAGCCCTGAGTTTCGTATCTATTCTTGAGTTTTTCCTTGATTATTTCTAGCGGTATTTGTTCCATAGTAAAATTGATCCTAGTCCTAGCGATTGTGCTTTGTCTAGGCATAATCCCATTTACGCTAGAATAATCACCTATTTGCACAATCCTCTGAGATTGTTCTTGAATTAGGTTTGTAGCGGATAGTGCAGAGGCAACAGGCTTAAAGTGGGCTACGCCAGCAGGTGGTGGCAAAGTATTGCAGGTAGTCCAAGCGGCTACTAGCACTGGAGTAACTATTGCATCAACTTCTTATACCGATTCAGGTTTAAGTGCAAGCATTACACCAAGTTCTGCTTCAAGTAAAATTTTAGTAATGGTATCCCAAGCAATATCAATGAATAGAGATGCCCAAGAAATGTACAATGTGTCCGCTAATTTATTAAGAGGCGCAAGTCAAATTACAGAATTACCAAACTTTTTTTGGTTTAGGTTAGGTGGAAATGCCGATACAGCATTGAAAGGTACTTATTCTTTAATTTATTTAGATTCACCCGCTACTACTTCTTCCGTAACATATAAAAC